CCGGCGAAGGCTCGGCGGGCGGAGAAGCCTGGCGCACCAGGGTCATCTGGGAGACCAACCTGCGCACCAGCTACGCCGCCGGCCGCTGGGCGCAGCTCAACGACCCCGGCCTCAAGAAGCTGATGCCGTTCTGGCGCTACGTGCACGCGGATTCGGTCATGAGCCCGCGCCCGCAGCACCTCGCCTGGGGCCGCAGCCGCCTGACCCTGGCCAGCGACCACCCGTTCTGGAAGACGCATTTTCCGCCGAACGGCTGGGGCTGCCGCTGCCGCGTCACCGCCGTTGCCGCCCCGAAGCCCGGCGACGCCACCGAACCGCCGGCCGGATGGGATGTGCCCGGGGAAGACGGCACGCTGCCGGGGGTCGACAAGGGATGGGGCTATGCGCCTGGCGAGAACGCCAAAACCTCCCTGCGTGAGATGGTCGACGCCAAGCTGATCAAGTACCCGGCGGCTATCGCCGAGGCGCTCAAGGCTGACGTGGAGCCGGTCTTCCGTCAAACTGCCGCAGGGGCTGTCGTGCCTGATAATGGCGGAATGAACGAAACAAAAAGAGCGGCCGCCTTTCTTGAATCAGCGATAACCGATAGAAAAACAAAGCAGCCACCGCTTGTTTTTGGGCAAGTATCGGCGAGTGTCGCGACCGCACTGGAAACCCTCGGCGCCAAGCCGGGGCAGCGATCCTACGCCCTGGACCACGATTACACAATTCACATTCACGACAGCCACGGCTTGGAAAAAGAGCGTCTGCGCGGGCAGGTTCCGATCACGGCGGAAGATCTGGCGAAAATCGGCCCGCTTGTGGAGGCGTCCAGCGCGCTCAATCCGGGTGAGCCAACGCATTCCCGTAATGGTGCATTGCGTGTCGCCGTGTCAGTTGTCGATAGTGGCTATCGCTATGCAATCGCGCTTGAGGTAAGAAGGCGCATCATCGTGCCATGCACGATGTTCAAGCGGCTGCACAAATGAAAAAGCCGCGCTGCCAAATGTACGCAACTTGCGTTGCCCCTTGGCCTAACGTCCGAAACGTCGCGCGGCAACCTGACTATATAACAACCCCCGCGTTTTTGGAAGACCATGGGAAGAAATGGGGTCTGACCCCTATTCCTGGGTCTGATGAGCGGGTGGGATGATGGGGGGGTGGCCGGCTGTCCCACCATCCCCGCATGACGACCGAAGCCGTCCCGGTTGAACGGACGCCGAATTTCCGTTCGTCCCCCATCTGTCATTAGTATAGACATCGAGGAGAGAAAACGCCATGTGCCAGAACATCGACGACTTCAACCGTGGCTGCGCGCTGATCATGGCGCAGCTGTACCGGAGCTTTCCGCGCCCGGTGGTACTGGATGCCGGCCTGCTCGATGGTGAAGAAAGCCTGTTCACCGAAGGTCGTCCGCCGCAACTCGCCCAGCGCGGGACGGTGTATGTGGCTACCGTGCAGTTTCTCGCCGACGAGGGGTATCTGGTCTTTCATCGCTTCGATGACTGGAGCGCGTTCTCAGGGGCGCGTCTGACCAGCAAGGGCCTTGCCGCGCTCAACCGGGTACCCGATGCGCTGAGGCCGGCGCAGAAGACGCTGGGCGACCGCCTCATCGCCATCACCGCCGACCTCGCCGGCGCCGCCGGCAAGGAAGCGGTCAAGGGCGCCGTGCAGGCGCTGCTGGCCTGAGCCATGACCGACGCCATCACCGTACGCCTCGACGACACCGCCGTCATCGCCCGGCTGCAGCAGATCGCCGGCCGCGTCGACGACATGGCGCCGGCCATGCGCGCCATCGGCGAGGCTCTTGTCGAGTCGACGAAGCAGCGTTTCGACACCTCGACCGGGCCGGACGGGCTGCGCTGGGAGCGCCATGCGGCCGCAACCGTACTCGGGCGGCTGGCGCAGATCACCGGCGCCTATGCCGCCTACACGAACGTCAAGACGCGCAAGGAAGGCCTGCGCCGCGTCGGCGACAAGAAAGGCGCGCTGCTCAGGGACGGCTCGCTGTCGGCGAAATCGCGGCGGGCGCTGGAGGCGACGACCCCGCTGGTCGATACCGGCGAGCTGCGCGACGGCATCCGTTACCAGCTGTCCGGCGACGGCCGGACGCTCGAGGTCGGCACCAATCGCTTCGCTGGCGAGTGGGATGGCGGCGCCGCCGTGCATCAGTTCGGCGACAAGAAAGGACGCATTCCCGCCCGGCCCTTCCTGGGCGTCTCCGCCGAGGATCGCGGCGAGGTGTTGGACATCCTCGACCGCTTCCTGGCACAGGCCCTCGGCCGGTGAACCTGGCCGACCTTCAGAATCGCGCTACAGGGCGTTACTGCACCCATCAGGCTACCGAGGTATTCCCCAGGGCGCGATCGTGGAAATTAACGCGGTGTTAACGCTATTGGCGGGCATTCGTTGTGACCCGCGCTGTTGCGCCGGCTGCAAAACGCTTGGCCAGCCCTCTTCAGCGACCGGATTCCTGTTTACAGTCGCCGCATCCGGAGAGAGAATCCGGCCATGAATGCGCTTCCCGCGCGAAAGATCACGCGCTTCGTCCGCCAGGTGGCACAGATTTACTCCGCGCCGCCCGGCGAGTTCCCCGAATTGACCTATCGTCGCCTCCAGCAAGAGGCACAGGCGATGGTTCGCGCCGGCGGCATGGCAGCCCTGGACGGCCATGTGCTGGCCGCCGCATTGGCGCCGGTGGCGCTGGACCTGGCCGCGTTCGACCGGCACATCGCGGCGGCGCGAGCCCTGTCCGGCAACGGGCGCGACGCCTGGGTCAACGAAGCCTTGTTCGCGGTCTATTTCGGCCAGCCCGCCCGTTCGGCCCGGATCGTCGTCGAGCACCTCGACGAGATTCGCGGCGATATCGAAATGTGCCGACTGGTTCATGACCTGAGTCTCTGGTGCTGCCTGGTGGATACCGCAATGATGCTCGCCGATGTGCTTGGCCGTGCCCGGAAGGCGGATGGCCTGCCCGAGTTCCCGTGTCGCGACCTCAGCGACCGGCTGGCGGATCGCGGTCTGGGCGAGTTCGACCTGGTCGAGCGGTTTTCGGCGTGCGCCCGCGCCGGCGTCGAATCGACAGGCTGCCCGGTGCGCGGGTATCGCGTGTCGGGCAACCGCGACGATGGCTTCGCCTACGAGCTCCTGTTCGACGCATCGCTCGAGGCGGCAGTCGAGGCCGGCATCGCCATGGCGGAGGCGGTGACGCGGGCGTTTCCGGATGACCTCTCCGATATCGTCACCTTCAGTGCCGCACGTTTCACCGGGAGCGACGACGATGTCGGTCGGGCCGGCTGATTTTCTGGGTAGCGCCCGCCGGATGCTCGCCGGCGACGAGGAGATGGCCTGGCGCAACGCCATCAGCCGCGCCTACTATGGCAGCTATCATGAAGCGCGGCTGACCGCGGCCCGCATGGGGTGGCCGGAGTACGCCACGGGGCCGGCCCACGAAAGACTGGCGGCGCTGTTTTTCGATCGAAAGCAGAACGCGTTGTCCTACCGGCTGAAATCGCTTCACCGGCAACGCTGCGTCGCGGATTACGAAACCGGGTCGCCATTGTCGAAAGCCTCGGCGGAAGAACACGTTCTGGCCGCTGCCCGGTTGATGGACGACCTGGCCGCCGTCTCCCCCTAGTCCCCGCCGAACCCCTTCCCCCTGATCCCCCCGCCGCCCGCCGATCACAATCGGCGGCATGGCTCATCGTCATCCCCCCGTCGCAATCGCCGCCCTCAGCGTTGAGCTGAGGCCCGCGGCGGCGGCGATCCAGCTGCTCCCGGCCGGCACCTTCCGGGCCGCGGACGGCTCCGGCCGCCCGGCCGATGCGCCGCACTGGAAGATCGATGCGGCGATTGCGCAGCGCCTGATCGCCCGCGCCGCGGCCCGCGCCAATCCGCTGGTCATCGATTACGAACACCAGACCCTGCTCGCCGAAAAGAACGGCCAGCCGGCGCCGGCGGCCGGCTGGTTTGCCGGTTCCGCCCTGGCGTGGCGCGAGGGCGAGGGCCTGTTCGCCACCGCCGAGTGGACCGAGCGTGCCGCGGCGATGGTCGCCGGCGGCGAATATCGCTTCATTTCCCCCGTGTTCGAGTACGACCGGGCCTCCGGCGAGGTGCTCGACATCCGCATGGCGGCACTGACCAACAACCCCGGCCTGGCCGGCATGGCGGCCGTCGCCCTGACGGCGCTCAACGACTTTTCCACCCAGGAGGAACCCCTCGTGAACGAAACCCTGAAGAAGCTGCTGGCCGCCCTTGGCCTGGCGGAAACCACCAGTGAGGCGGATGCCCTGGCTGGCGTCGCTGCGCTGAAGGCCAAGGCCGACCGCGTCGACGGTCTCGATACCCAGGTGGCCGCGCTCAAGGCGCAGTCGCCCGATCCGGCGAAGTTCGTGCCGGTCGAAACCATGCATAGCCTGCAGACGCAGGTCGCCGCGCTGACTGCCGAGATTTCCTCGGGCAAGGTCGGCAAGGTGGTGGCCGACGCCCTGGCCGCCGGCAAGCTGCTGCCGGCGCAGAAGGAGTGGGCCGAGGCGCTCGGCAAGAGCGACTTCGCCGCGCTCACCGCCTACGTCGAGAAGACGCCGGCGATCGCCGCACTGGCAGGTACGCAGAGCGGCGGTCAGGGCGGCGACGGCAAGGGTACTGCGGCGCTGACCGCCGACGAGACCAAAGTCGCCGCCATGCTCGGGCTGTCCGCCGAGGAGTTCGCCGCCGGTCGCGCCTGACCGTCGGCCCCCATAACCCCCAGAGGAGATTCTCATGGCTGCCCTTACCGCAGATCGCAACACCCCGAAGAAGCGCGCCGACCAGATCGGCGTCCCGGTCGCCGCCGGCACCAAGGTATTCGCCGGCGGCCTGGCCGTCGCCAATGCCGCCGGCTTCGCCGCGCCCGGCTCGGTCGCCACGACCCTGACCTATCTCGGCCGCTTCGCCGAAACGGTCGACAACACCGCCGGCGCCAATGGTGCCAGGACGGTGCTGGTCGATCGCAAGGAGGCGTTCAAGTTCGCCAACCATGGCGCCGACTTGATCACCCAGGCCGAGCTCGGCAAGACCTGCTACATCGTCGATGACCAGACGGTGGCCAGGACCAACGGCTCGAACACCCGCTCGGCGGCCGGCAAGGTCGTGGGCGTCGAGGCTGACGGCGTCTGGGTCGAGTAACGGCCCGCCCCCACTTTTCCACAGGAGATCCCGCAATGAAAAAGACCCGCCTCTTCGGCGTCGTGGCCCTTGGTCTCGCGCTGCTCACCGGCCTCGCGGCCACCCCGGCCGTGGCCATGCCCGCGGCTTCCGCCGACAGCCTGCCGATGCTGATGCTCGGCGGCCTGCTGGTCAACAAGGAGTCGCTGGGGACCATCTTCACCGGCCTCAAGACCATCTTCAACAATGCGCTGACCGCCACGAAGGGCATGTGGCAGGCGACGGCGATGGAGGTGCCGTCCGACGCGGCCGGCGAGGATTACGCCTGGCTAACCCGCTTCCCCAAGATGCGCAAGTGGATCGGCTCCAAGGTCGTCAAGAACATCGCCGCCGGCAAGTATTACAAGGCGAACGAGGACTGGGAAACGACCATTGCCGTCAAGCGCAACGACATCGAGGATGACCGCCTGGGCATCTATCGCACCCAGGCGCTGCAGGCCGGCGAATCGGCGGCCGAACTGCACGACATCATCGTCGACGACCTCAAGAACAACGCCTTCGCCCAGACCGGCTTCGACGGCCAGTATTTCTACGACACCGACCATCCGGTCGGCGATTCCAGCGTCAGCAACAAGGGGGCCGCCGCCCTGTCGGCCGCCAGCCAGGCCGCGGCCGCCGCCTCCTACGGCGCCGCGCGCACCGCGATCATGTCGTTCAAGGACGAGGAAGGCATGCCGTTGCGGCTGATTCCCGACACCCTCGAGGTACCGCCGGCGCTGGAATCGGTCGGGCGCCTGCTGCTCGAGTCCGACAAGCTGGCGGACGACACGCCCAACCCCTACAAGGGCACGGCCAAGCTCCTCGTCAATCCGGGGCTGACCAGCGCCACCGCCTGGTTCCTGCATGTGACCAGCAAGCAGAGCGTCAAACCGTTCATCGTGCAGATGCGCAAGCGCCCTGTCTTCGTCCAGCAGACCAGCACCGAGAACGACGACGTGTTCGACAAGGGCGAATACAAGTATGGCGCCGAAGCGCGTGCCACCGGCCTCTACGGCTATTGGCAGCTTTCCTTCGGCAGCACCGGCGCCTGATCCCCGAACGCTGAGCCACAGCCCCCTCCCCGGAGGGGGTTCTACTGAGCGTTCGACCACAACCACGGAGGCCGTCATGGCAGAAAAAGCGAAAACCCCGGCGAAGGCCGGCGAAACCCTTGTTGTCACCAGTGCCGTCGAGGGCTTCCGCCGCGCCGGGCGCGCCTGGTCGAAAACCCCGACCGAAGTCGCCGCCGCCGATTTCGACGACGCCGGCCTCGCCGCCCTCGAGGCGGAGCCGCTGCTGACCGTCGCCCGCGTTAAGCCGGCCGGCAAGTAAGCGCGGGTAACGCATGGCCTACGCCGAGCTTCCCGATCTGATCGCCCGCTTCGGCGAGGCCGAGCTCGCCCAGGTGGCCGATACCGACGGCACTGGCGAGATCGACCCGGCGCTGGTCGGGCGGGCGCTCGGGGATGCCGACGCCGAGATCGACGCCGCCCTGGTCGGCCGCTACGCGCTGCCGATCACGCCGGTGCCCGAGCTGCTGACCCGCATTGCGTGCGACCTCGCCCGCGAATCGCTCTACGCCGACCAGCCGACCAAGGTCGTCGAGGACCGCGCCAAGCGCTCGCGCGAGCTGCTGGCGCAGATCGCCCGCGGCGTCATGCGCCTCGTTGCCGATGCCGCGCCGGCCGAAGAGAGCGGGCTGGGGTTGGTCGAGATCGTCAGCGGACGCCGCACCTCGCCGTTCACCGGAGGCTGACATGGCGCTCCTCGATGCCGGCCCGCTGCTGGAAGCCCGCCTCAGGGCCGCCTGCCCGGCGGCCGGCGACAACGTATTCACTGCCGCCGACCTGGCCGGCGTCAAGGAAAAGTCGCAGGTCACCCCGGCGTTGCACCTGGTGTTGCACAGTTACCGGCCGGTCGCCGACGACGGCGCGGCCGACAGCCTGTGGCGCGAGATCTGGCTGGTCGTGGCGGTCGTCAGGAACGCCCGCCAGAACGTCGGCACCCGCGCGCTGCGCGAAGCCGCCAGCCCGCTACTCAAGGAAGCGGTCGCCGCCCTCGACGGCTGGCGCTGCCCCGGCGCGACCGGTGTGGTGCGCGCCATCGACGGCCCGGCGCCGCTGTTCACCGATGGACTCGGCTACCTGCCGCTGGCCTTCGCCGTGAATACCGTGACACCCGGCGCGGAGGATTGCTGATGCTCGGTGCCAAGTTTGACCTGGTCGGCGACTACGCGATGGTCAAGGGCCTGCCGTGGTCGCTGCGGCTGACGCGCCGTGCCGGCCCGGCGAAAACCCCGGTCGACCTGAGCGGCTGCACCGCCCGCCTGGTCATCACCGACCTGCTGGATGCCGCCGCCGCGCCGCTCGAGTTCTCCACCGGCAGCGGTCACGTCGTCCTCGGCGGCGTGGCCGGAACCGTCGCCATCGACCTGCCCGGGACGGTGACCGGCCTGGCCGCCCAGCGCGCCCGTTACCGGCTTTACCTGGTCGATGCCCTGGGCGTCGAGTCGCTGCTGCTGCGCGGCCGCCTGGCGCTGGTCGAGGATGGCGAATGACCGAGGTCGTCGAACTCGCCCGCGAGGAGTGGCTGGTCATCGAAACGCCGGCCCCGGCGCAGACCCTGGAGGTGTCGATGCCGGCCCTCGAGGTGCTGGAGGTCGCCGCACAGGGCCCGGCCGGACCGCCCGGGCCGCCGGGGGCGCAGGGGGCGCCCGGACTGGCCGGCGCCAACTATGTGCATACGCAAAGCCTGCCGACGGCAAGCTGGACGATTGCCCATGGCCTCGGCCGCTTTCCGTCGGTGACGGTCGTCGATTCCGCCGGCACCACCGTCTACGGGGAGGTCGAGTATCTCTCGCCGGACAGCGTGGCGCTGCATTTTTCGGCCGGTTTCGCCGGCCAGGCCTTTTTGAACTGAGGAGACGGCCATGAAATTCCTGAACAATCTCGACCTGAACAAAAACGAGCTGCAGAACGCGCGGCTGCAGAACCTCGCTTCGGCGCCCGGCTCCCCGGTGGTCGGCCAGGCGTACTACGACACAACGGACAACTGCGCCAAGGTCTGGAACGGCACCGCCTGGATTCCTGTTGATGCTTCCAAGGTCGCCAACGGCGCGATTCCGCTGGCCAAGCTGGCGACCGACCCGCTGGCGCGCGCCAACCACAGCGGCACGCAGACGGCCTCGACGATCAGCGACTTCGACACCCAGGTGCGCACCAGCCGCCTCGACCAGATGGCCGCACCGACCGCCGACGTGTCGCTCAACACCCGCAAGATCACCGGGCTGGCCGATCCGGTCGCCGGCACCGATGCCGCCAACAAGAACTACGTCGACAACGCCGTGGCCGGCATTTCCTGGAAGAACGAAGTGCGCGCCGCGACCACGGCCAACGGCACGCTGGCCTCGGCTTTCGCCAACGGCTCGACGATCGACGGCGTCACGCTCGTCACCGGCGATCGCATCCTGCTCAAGGACCAGACGACCCAGACCGAAAACGGCCTCTATACCGTCAATTCC